CAGGTACTGAAGTTTGTGCAACAGAAACTGCAGCGACTTCATATACATTATCTAGGAAGGTAGTTCCTATTCCTAAGACCGATCTATTCTGATAGATCGATGTTACACCATTTCCAATATTACTATTAGAAACTGTAAAGTAATATCCAGTTTGAATACCACTAATTGTAATGGCAGTTCCTACGATGGAAGTGTCTCTTAAATAAGAGTTAGTAGGAATGTACATATCAAATACAATACCTGTAGATGCAACCCCTACACAAGTTGTACCCACTCCTACGATTTCTCCAAAGTCACCTTCATAAGTAGAAGAATCATTTATTTCTCTTGTTACGTTAGGAACTTCAATAAGAACTTCTGGTACAGAAGTATTAGTGTATCCTGTGCCAGGAGAAGTAACTGTGATAGCAGAAACTGCATCACCTGTAAGAGTGGATGTTACCGATGCTCTTGTTGTTGTTCCTAAACCAACTGGAGTACCGATAATCACATTAGGAGCAGCAGTATATCCTGTTCCCCCCAAACTCACTGTTACAGCAGAAATTGTACCAGCAACAGATACAACAGCAGTCGCAGCCGCTCCTACAATATTATCTTGAGAAGTTATGGAAATCTTTTGAGTCTTGGCAGTTGTTTGATCTTCATTACTAGGATCGAAGAATGTTCTTACACTTTCTACAAATATCACAGTTGAACCCACTCCCACAGATTGAATAATGAATGTGGTAGGATTAATTAATGCCTCCAACTCTTCACGACTCTTACTAATTATTTGACCATTAATAATCTTATCAACACCCTGCTTACACCATGTAACCGTTCTCTTACAATCTGGATCTCCATTAATACCAACACCTGTATATGCACTGGTATCTACCACATCACTTGCTACTATTTCCTGTACTAATCTTACATCTTCTTCTATCGAATCAGTGCAAAGATCTCCATCCCCTCCAATTTGAAGAGTGTCTCCTTTCTTAACAGTTTCTAATACATCTTTGAATGTAACATCAGTATCACCACTTCCTTTATAGAAGAGGATCTTACATGTATCACCCTTGAATGATCCATCTGTTTCACGTCCTTTAGGAGCTTCTGAGAATGTCAGAATACTTCCATTTGTAAGAGTGTAACCCTGACCAGGTACTTGAAGAGTATCATTAACAAAAACAAGGATAGTTGATTGAACATCAATATTAGATCCTTCTCTTGCTCTAATAGTAACGGGAGCTCCATCTTTCTTAAGAGTAAAGACTTTCTTAGTTCCATTAAATTCACTTTCAATCCTATCAAGAACTTCAAGTTGTCCAAAATGCCAACCAGCAAAGGAATCAGTGGATACATCCTGTATTGTAATCTGGAACTCTTCAAAAGTTTTTGATGGATCAGTAGGAATGCCAGTTGTTCCCATCTTAGGAACAGTAAGAACTTGATCATCCGCATATCCATAACCAGTATTCTTTATTTCAAACTGTGTAACACTAGATCCTTGACCAACTACAATATCAACAGTAGCTTGCGTTCCAATTCCTGTTGCACCCGAAGAACTATAAACAAGAGGAATATTTGTATATCCAAGTGGTTCATCAATTACCACATCCATTCTTCTACTCACTGTGCCGCATCTTGAGTAGAAGTGTGCTCTGGTAGAAATACCACTATTAATAGTAAATGAAGTGGTGGTTCCAACCCTTAATATAGTAGATCCACTCGCAGCAGGATCCGTTCCACTATCAGAATTATTGATGTCTCTAGGTGCTATCAAAGCAGGTTGTATTGTACCGCCTGATGCATAGAATGTAGGAACAGTTGAAATACCTGCATTTATTGTAAACTGTGTAGCACTAGCAACTCCTGTAACAGGGGTTCCGCAATATGCAGGATCAGTTGTTCTAGGATAACTATGAGTGGCAGCACCATCATCTAAAGCACAAGTAAATGCCAGTCCAGTAAGCACCACATCACTTGCCTTACCCGTCACAGACAGTCCATGAGCACCAGATGTAGTGACTGTCATGATACCTGTAGTATTGTCGTATACGGCACTCTGAACGCCCACAGCAGGGAGGTAATCACATGTGAATGCAATTCCTGCTAACTGAACTTCTTGCCCTATTGCAAGACCGTGGGCTGTCGTTGTAGTGATCGTTGTGATACCAGTTGTAGAGGTATACCCCACATCATAGATATTCTTAGGAATATAAATGACTTGACTGTTTGTAATTGCTATTCCTGTTATATGACCATCTGTGATGGCAGCAGTACCAATACCAATTAATTGAGGTTGAATAGTAGTTCCTGTCTGAATAGCAACATTAACAGTTGTTTGAACTCCTATTCTATAACCCGAACCACTATTACCAATACTAATAGAGGAAACTGTTCCAGCAGTAGAAACAATTGCGGTTCCACCAGCCCCTATAAGTGGTTGATATCCTAATCCACCTGTAGAACCAACAGAAGCAACTACACCACCAACAGGAATATTAGAATTGTTAGGATCACTTGCAAGAGAAGTTGCTGTTCCTGTGAATGTTATAGTAGTAATTCCTGAACCTTGAGATAAGATGTAATCGGAGTATGTTGATAATCCACCAGTTGGCCCTTGGAAGATTCCATTGATAAGAATACATGCATTATTAGTAGAAAATCCTACAGCATTTGAACCATCAGATTTTAAAGTAAATGTTTTACCAACTCCAGTGAATGACTCTGATATATCATCAAACACTTGGTTTGTTGCATAAGGTCTATTGCTACTATCTGCAGCTGCTCCTCTCATAAAGGTTCTTCCTTGGAAAGTAGAGAATGTAGTAATACCTACCCAGTCTCTACTATCAGGTTCATTAGTTGTAGAACTAATAGGAGATGGTCCTAAAGGTGCTGCAACAAAGTTAATAGTATTCTCAATAATATTATAATTACCTGTAACTTTAGTAATTAAAGAATTTGCAGTATGAATTCCTAATCCTGTTCCCATCCATTGACGGTCAACAAGAAGGGTATTGGTGCTACCATATCCCACTGTATTAACCTTCATTATTTCTTCATTAATCTTTAGCAAATCTCCGCCAAAAATAGACGTGACTCCTGTAGTCTCTACGGTCACAGCAGCAATCCCCATCAGACTTGCTAATCCAGTAGTAGTTCCAGTTGAAACAATTGGTTGTTGAATTGCATTATCCAGACCAATCAAACACTTAGTATTTTGATTCCGTGCAGTTATCGTATGAGCTGCCCCCGTACCAACTGCTGATAAATGGATTTCATTTGGAACGGTTTTTAATGCATCCTCTGCAGTCTTAGCAAATTTAAGAGTAGTCTCATTAACTTTAATAGCAAATACAGTAGATGGAAGAAGGGTAGTAGTTCCAATACCAGTAATAGTGGTTGTTGCAATTCCAATAGGAGTATTAGTTCCCGAAGCGTATGTAACCTCTTCACCACTTACAAAGAAGTGCTCTGGAATTGTAACACTGTTATCTGTGAGGTCTACTACAGAAGAATCACTGCCATCAAATTCTCTTGCAAATATATTTCTCCCATCATGAGTTAAATTAAAGGCTCTAAGAACATCAACCTCAGTTCCTTCATACTCTCCAAACCCACAATTAATTGATGCGTTAGTAAGATCAATTTCATCTACAGAAGTTATAGCAGAATTTTCTGCAGCAATCTGTAAACTCATCTGGAAAACACGAACTTGAACATGAGTGCTTGCATTGGGTGTATAATAAAGATTTACATAATTCGATGAAACGGCGGCTCCAACTGTTCCTAAACCTGCAACACTCGTAATATTTCCATATTCAGTTATGTAAGTTTCTGAACTATCATTTAACACGATAACCTCAGACATCTCATAACGATTATTAGTTACATCCTCTACACTTAGGATATAGTAAGCAGCATTATGATCATTAGTTTCCTCAGTGTTGTTGATATCATATTGAGCAATAACATTCTCTGTAGGAGAACCTGAAGAATTAATAACGGTATAAGTAGAATCTATAAATGCTATATCATTATCACCAATACCAAGAAATTGAGTTCCAATTCCTGTGCTTCCTGAAGCAGTATCTGCTATAGAAACTCTTATTGTATCTACTGATGCAGCAATACCTGTATGAGGGACAAACTGTACTATAATATCTCCTGTAGCCATTGATGCCGTATATGTACCCAAACCAGCACCACCACCCGTAGTATCATCATCAGTTGTTATCTGTCCATATTCAAGAAGATCAACTGTTGTTCCATCATGAAGAATATTAAGTTCATCATATTCCATTCTTCCATTATCTGCATTGATCTGAACCAGAACTTTTGAACTTCTATATGTGGAAGCAATTCCAACAATTGTAGTAGCAGTTCCTGTTGGGACAGCAGTTTGAGTAGAATTAATATTAACAAAATTACCTAGAGTTGTTGAACCAATACCTGTGGTATTAGCAAAACCAATTATATCAAAACTAACCGTACTTACATTATAATTATTAACACTATATTTGGTTGGATAAAATAGAAGTTGTCCATTATTACCACTTATAGTAAAATCAAAACTTCCTAAATCAATAGCTGATTCTATTCTACCATATTGATTAATATAACCCCTCGATCCATTCTGCAAAAGAGAAACCAACATTGTCTGACGTTCACCAGTAAAGGTCTTATCTTTAACAAGAGTAAGGAATTTTTTAGAACGTTGAGTAGCAGGAAATTCATCAGCAACAGAGAACCTTGTAGATCTAGGATCACTATTAAAGGAAGTACTAAAATCATCAATAGTTAAAACTCTATTACCAACAGATTCAAAATAATCAGTTAGAACTCTAGAATTGAAATACATTTGATCAGATAAAGTTTCATTATCACTAATACTTAAAGAATTTTCTGTAACTAAATCAAAACTTGGATAGCAATTTACATCAACCACTCCAATAGCATCAATAAAAGCCACTAAATCACTATCTTGAGCAGAAGTAGGGGCAGCATCAGAATGTGATTCTACCAATAAATCACTAAATTTCAAGAATCCACTAGGATGATTTAATTTACTTACTGCATCATCCCACTTATCTAAAGATACTTTAGATTTTAATGAATAGGAGAAGTTTTGATAATAGAAATTATCAGGCAATCTTTGAAGAGTGTCATTAAGGAACCCTGTCTCTCTTTCCCACCCTTGCTTCACTACTGATCCAGCATCAATTTTAATAGCAGATTCAAAATTAATTTTAGATTCTATAGTTCCTGCAGTTCTAGAAGTTGTACCTTCAATTAAATCACCAACATCAAACTCATCAGATGAAGATATTTTTAAACTTTCATTTTTATTATTCCAACTTTCAACCTTTCCAACTTTACTTCCTGATTTGACTTGTTCACCTTCAATGAAATTATTCTTTTTAAGTTCAATATCAAATTGAGGGAAATATTTTTGAGGAACAATTACTCCAGCAGAGTTTAAAACATCTTGATTACCAGGATATGCATTCTCTGGTAAAAGTCCAGCCAAACTATATGTAACAAATCCTACACTTCCTCCAAGAGGAATATTGACTGCAGTTAAAGTAAAGAGTGAATATTCATACTTAGAAGAATTATATCCATACCCTGTCGTACCCACACCCACACTTACATTCTCAATTAGAACTTTATCACCCACACTGAAAGGAGATGAGTCACTAAATGAAGTATCTAAACCAATAGTTACATCTTGAGTGCTAGAATCATAAGTAATGGTATTGATACCAATTCCATTAACATTTCCTGTAGGGATGATAGAAGGAGGAGTATTATACATTCCTTTCGTATTCTTCAAAATGGTGACTTGCTGATCACCAATCTGATATTCTAAATCAACATCTTTTACTTGTTTACCTGTAAAACCATCAAGAACTAATAACTTAGGTGCTATAGTATAATTCTTACCAGCAGAACTAATTCCAATTGACTGAAAAGATGTTAAGGATTCAATTTTTAATATTTCAGGAAGATTAGCAACAGGCCTTACAGTATTATCTGCTGAATAATTAAATCCAATATTTTCAATTTGAGTAGAAACTATCTTACCAATACTACTGCTAGATGGTTCCAAAATAGAATCCGTTCCCACACCAGTAACAATAGAAGAAACTCCAACTATTTCTGCATATCCACTTCCTTTGGACTTTAATTTAATTTCTGCAATTGGACCATATGCCGTTGTAGAATCTGTAGAATACTCTAATAAGGCCTCTGACTCACTATAAGAAGGTCTTTCAGGACGGGTTGTTAAATTATATGTAAATGTATTAGTAGACCCAATACCAATTACTGCAAACTTTCCAGAATATACACTATCCTCAATACCAAGTTGATTGTATCCTTCTATTTCTTTATCCACAACAATTCCCTTTTTACTTTCTGTAATTAAGGATTCATTAATCGGTGTAAACTTATAATATAATATTTCAGGCAAATCTTGAGTAACACTTAAATTTAAACTTGCATTAGTGCTAATACCCACTTTTCCTGTTTTTAATACTTCAAAAGTAGTACTAGAAGATGTAGAATAAAATTCATTTTCAAATTTAGCATCAGTATAAAGATTAAGATCAAAAGCAGAATAAGAAGATACTCCAACAAAACTAGCCAATGAAGGATCTGATAAATCAAATCTTACAGTGCTATTCTTATAAAGATTGGTTAAAGGATTAATAGGAGATAATGTTCCTGCAGATGCAGAAGTTATATTTACAAATTCAGGTTCAAACTGTTCAGACTCATATTTACTCAAACATAATTTAACTTTGCTGGTAGAATATTTAAAGATATAATACATCTTTTCATCTTCCAAGCCTCCAGAAGCAGTTGCAGATGTATGAATTACTTTATCGCCAGTATTCAATCCATGATTTGTAATTTCAATAGTATTAGCACTAGTATCAACATTACCTGCCACAAATGATTTTGGATCAAATACTATTCTTCTATTAAAGTCATTATACTTAACTGTAACTGTAGTGCCAATTCCAGGTTGAACATCAATAGTTACATTATCTTTAAATTTCAATCCGTGTGTAGAAGCAGTAGATACAGTAACTGTATTCTTATGAGCCTCTGCATTAATTACATTATTCTTGACTGTTTTAAAACTATGATATACTCCTGTACCAATTCCAGTTAATCTCAACAATCCTCTATTAACAGTGGTGCTTGCAATACCTACAAATGTACCAGTGCTTCCAATACCAACTTGGAATGTTTGAATTCCAACTAAATCATTAGAAATTTTTCCA